GTCTTTATAGAGTCGATACTTGGTGCTTGTTTCTAAAACAATGTCAATGTAGTGTTGAAGATTTTCCTGCTCCAGCGGCATATCTGCTATGCTTTCAATGTATTCATAACCACCTATGCTCTTTAAAACACCGTTGCTTTGGGCCTCATTTACAATCATAGAAATATCAAACTTATCCAATCCGCCCTTCTCAACTAATGTTTTCAATATTACGAAGACGGTCTTGTGTTCGGGGTAAAGAAAATCGTCTTCTTCTACCTTTGAGCAAATGGAATAGAAGTTATCGGCGCGCCTTATAGAATAACTCAGCAGCGCCCTTTCATCTCCGGGCTTGCAGAACATGTCCTTCATTTCTTGTGAATTCATTAACTATACCTTTCTTTTCTTACTGTATATAATTCGTTTTCTCTTCTTGTCAAGTCTCTTTTTAAAGCCGCCACTAAATCAGACATCATTTTATCAACACCATCAACTATCATAAGCTCTTCTTCTAATTTATCTATCGTGTTTCTTATTGCTTTTAGAGCTTCAGATGCACCGATAACATGCTCAACTGCTGCTGCTTTTGTTTTACATACCTTCGAAATTTCTTTGTCGTTTACTAAGATCCGAGTAACTTCTGTATCTAGTACACGCTGCTTTTGAAATATATTCACCTTCGTCCTATTAACCTCAGAACGAAAATAAATAAGGTATTGCGACAGCGCAACAGCATACTTGCTCACCGTACTGCTTTCTAATGCATCTAGATTTCTGGCATCAAATGTCAGAATCTCATTTATAAACTCAATATTCGGTTTAATGTTTTGAAACAAATGCACGCCATCGTCCATTATGACACCTCTTCATCTACACCCTTGTATTCTCGGTAGCTTTCAGGAAAGACACCGGTACAAAAATAATCAAACCTATCCTCACTGGTCTCCATGTCTCTAAATTTATGCCAGTGTGAAATATACCCTTGCTTATTCACATCCGTTTGTCTACAGACCAAAGATAGGTCACAATAAATAGGGTCGCCTGTTAGTGTACCATCCTTAAGAGGGCACCAATCGGGACAATCCTTACCGCGCTTAATTGGATTTCTTTCAGATTTAATAAATATTTTACTCATAAAAGCCCTCACTCAAAGCTTTATAAATTTTAAACATAACTAAATCTTTTGTTATTTCTTCGTCGTAATTAAACCTTGTAAACGACACATCTACACCATGTGCATACTCGATTTTTAGATTGTCACGTTTCTTCTGCCCGATCAGCTTTTGCTGATCACCATGGAAATGTTTTATAAACCGAGTATGCTGTTCACCTTGTACCTCAATCAATACGTTCAAGTCTTTAATAAAAAAATCAAAGAACAGCCTTTCGCCATTGAAATTAACATAGTGTTCCTTTACAATGGTGTTCAAAGGAAAAAGTTCTTTAAGTATTTTATAGACCTGGTTACTTATTAAGCTCATAGAATTTCTTTAGACCGGCTAAATCAATAATCCTCTCCCTAATTTCTAAATACACCTTTTCGTTTTCTTCTAGAAAATCCCTTACATTAGACTCGCCCTGGCCGATATTACTACCTTCATAACTAAACCAAGCACCGTTCTTATTAATAATTCCTAAACTACACGCCAATGTAAGAACTTCCCAATATAAATCAAATCCCTTACCATAAATCAAAGGGATTTTGGCTGTTCTAAAAGGCGGCGCAAGTTTATTCTTCACAACCTCAAAATTGGCATGATGCCCAATCGATTCACCAGAAACAGGATCAGGAATCCTGTTAGACTTATACTCTGCACCTTTAACAGATATCCGGCCTGTAGCAAAGAAAGGTAGTGCTTCGCCACCGGTTGGTGCGTCTGGATTTCCTAATGCGCCAACTTTATGTCGTATTTGATTAATAAATATAACAAGCGTGTTGGTTTCGTTAGCCAATGGCGTCATGCGCCTTAAAGCCTTACTCATTAAACGTGCATGAAGTGCAATAAAATCGTCAGAAATTTCTGCTTCCGCCTCATGTTTTGGAATCAAAGCACTTACAGAATCTATTATCAATAAATTAACGGCCGCAGTTTTCACCAATGTTTCTGCAGCGTCTAGGTTGTCTTCACCAGAATATCCTTGAATAATAAGAATCTTTTCAATATCAGCGCCCATATTCTTTACAAGAGATGGATCTATAGCATGTTCGGCATCAACTATGGCAGTTGTCATATTACGTAGCTGCGCTTGTATCAGCGTACTCAATGCTAATGTGGTTTTACCACCAGATGGGTTTCCAAAAATCTCGTAAACCCTTCCCCTTGCCATTCCTCCCCTACCCAAAGCAACGTCCAGGCCCAAACTTCCGGTAGATATGGTTGGTATAGTCATATCGCCGTGGTCGCTTAGGTAACTAACTACATTACCATACTTTTTTTGAATTGCCATCCTAGCAACATCAAAACCAGATGGGTTTATATTTTTTTCCTGCTTTCCAGAGGCAGAGCCCGAAGGCTCTGCATCGGTTTTCTTTGTTTTAGGCATCGTAGCTCCTAGTTATTGTCCTTACCAGCTTCGTCTCTGGTGGTATCAATTGCCATAGTGTGCTCATCCCTATCTCTCTTTTCTCTTCTCATCTTATCACAATCTGATGAGGTAAAGCCCTTGTCATACAAGAACATGAATACCTGCTCTTCCAAGAACTTGTAAACAGATGTGATAGGAATAAAGTAGGAAAGGTGTGTAATGGCATCAGACGAAAAACCTGCCACGTTCACAGCGATTCTACTAGGAATACCAATCAGTTCCTTTGTTTCTGCAAGATAAAGAGACCCACCGGAATTACCGTAAATGGTAGGTGCAGTAGAAAGCCAATAAGGGTAGTTGTCGATAATATCAGTAAAACCAGCCAAAAGACCAGGTGTTGGTAGAGGTGGATGACCCATACCACATCCAACAGCAAAAACTTCCATGAACAAGCGAAGTCTTTTCTTCTGCTCACCCTTAGGAAATACATCAGCAACATACTCAAACTCCTTAGTGTTTTTAACTCTGAGAAGTGCCAAATCCATGTCCTTATCATAGCACATAATCTCAGCCTTATAGGCACTGTGACCGCTTTCCCAAGAATCATGCTCAAAATCAAAAAGCTCAACGGTACAATCCGCCAAAACGTCGGTCTTTACTTCTCTCTTCAAAAGGGTACTCCACTTTTTCTCAACGCGGATATTGTCATTGATAACGTGACAATTTGTCAAAACATAAGTCTCATACCCCTCTTCTTTTGTACCGGCTGGGATTGGGGCACTATAAATAATTGTACCAGATCCGCCGGCTCTTTCCGTTCTAACCCTAACCGAAGGGTACAACATTTTTTCAAGCTTTACTTTCAAAGTTTCGTCCATAACACTCTCCTTTTTAACCTAAGTTTTTTAAAATCTCATCTAAATTTCCAAAACCACCTGTCTCGGCCTCATACATCTCATCCAAACGACTAATTAAATCCCTCCTCCTTTCTTCTACAGTCTGTTGTTTCTTTTTGTTAAGTATCTGAATAGCCTTATCTGTCACCCAACCAAATTTCTTTTGGCCAAAAAAACCAATAGAAACTGGAACAGTAAAATTAAACTCTTTCTCGTGCTCAAACACCGTCTCTATAATTGTGGCACATTCATTCATTGCAGCAGAAATACCATAACCAGAAGCATCTGCACGCGCCTTGATAAACAAACTCATAATTTTTCTGTCGCGGCCTAAATTCCTATAAGAGTTAATAAGCTCCGGGTGATTACTATCACAAAGACCGTAGAAAAGAAAAATAAGATCGTCTAGTTTCTCTATATTGAATTTAGGTATATCTGGGTCAATGACTTTGAAACCTATATAACACAAATAGTCCTTACAAGCACTATTCAAAGCAGCATTGTCTGGCACAGAATCAAATAGTGCGCCCTGGTTTCTTTCGTTTATTGCCTCAGATATTTTTTCTACTAGTTTGTCAACATCCTTTACTGCTTTCTTCGACACAGTTACCTTCTCCTGATTGGTGTAATAAGTGCTTTTTGATTTTGAAAATGATCGGAGTCAAAAATTATAACACCCTTATCATCAGAAAATTTAATCATAACATGATCATCGTCAATAGTCTCAACAGTCTGATAAAAAAATCTTCCATTGACATCTATAACAAAACTTAGTCCTGGGTCAACATCAAAATAACACTCAAAAGAAGCCTCACCGCCAGAAAGCTTTAACACACCTTGGTTAAGTTCGAAAGTCAAACGTAGATTATCTTCGTTGTCAAGTATATCCGAGAAAGGTGTAATAACGCTCATCAGCGCATCTTTATTAATAACAATGGTGTGTTTGAATTTATCCAAAACAGGACTATAATCCGGATATTTATGACCAATAACAAGGTGGCCAGAAAAACAAACATTATCGAATTTGGCCACTATACTACGACCATCCACCTCAAAAAAGATCTGTGTTTCTTCACCAACGGCTCTTTTTAAACCCATGATGAAGTCGTATTTCAACATGTATTTATTGCCATCTAGTTCATTACTGTTCTTAACTTTGTACTCTGAAAGAATTATCCCGTTTGTTCCACAAAAAAAGATGTCCTCTTTTCCAAATGCTATGTTCATACCTTGCAGATAGCCTCTCTGCTCAGACGGATCCATTGCATATAGAACCTTACCAACCGCTTTTTTAAACATGTTTGAATTTAAAATAAAATTAGGGTTGACGAATGGTTTTGGTTTTTGAAGTCGCATATCATTAAAAGTATCGAGCTTTATGCGGCCAACAGACTTCTTTCCGTTTTCATGTTTCACATCAAACGTGGCTCTTAGGCCGTCGTCTTCAAAAAAACGGATGTCTTTTGTTCCAAAATCACCATTCCAAGGGGTTACAGGACCAATAAAAGACTTGACTTTTCCATACAGGCATGTTGCAGAACCGGGCGAGGCAACTTCCACTTTATCCGATAAAACCGTTATACCAGTGGAGTTGTTGTTTGAAACAAAAAGGACAGTATTGTCTTCGTTTGCCTCAATCAAAACTTGACCGCTAAAATCACTGACATTGACTTTAGCGGTTACACCTAACAAACTAATAATCTTCTGAAACTCTTTGGTCTCAATTCGAAAATCCATGTCACAAATCCTTTCATTTTATAAGTTAAAAGTTTTTCTCTCTACATATAGCAAGGTTAGTTTATTATGGTCATTCATCATTACATGATAATAATATAATACACAAACTTACTTTTGTCAAGGGCCTTTTCTATTTTTTTTTATTTTTTTTTATTTTTCATACGAATTGAATATAAGACATGTTTACCATTTTGTCAAGTGGTAAATAAAATATTTTTAGGGCACTACGTTTAGATGGCAGGATAAATCACCGTAATCGTAGGAAGTAACGTAGTTTATAGAAAAACGTATGGCATCGTCTAGGCAATTAAATTTTCTTAAATCATATATTGTTTTAACACGGTGTAGTTTTCTTCTTATATTTAGTGCCATGTCTGCTGGGACATAAGACGCTAGTTCAAGTACCCATTTGTCTGATCTATCCGTTTTGTATACTTTTTCTTCGCCGCCGACGTAAAAATATTCTGGAACAATTGTTTTAAAATACATTTCGACAACCTCGTACCAATTAATACGACGGGCATGATTTATATCATATACAAGCTCTTTGGACTTAACATTATCAAACTCGTATTCGTGTAACCAGGTCGGTGTTATACTTGCGCCCATATCATAATGCCTATATGTACCAACTATCATGGCAGAAAGAAGGGCTTGTTGTTTATAAATATTGATTAAAATTTGAATCTTGTCCTCAATGCTATAGCCTGAGGCCACGGTCAATAAAATTGGTAGTTTATCCATATGAATAAAACTTTCGGCGTAACCAATAGTGGCGGCCAAATTTGTTTGGTTAACTGGAATTTTCTTTCCAGTGATTGTAGCCACCAGGTTTGCCAAATAAGAAAACTCCATCGTGGCATAGAGGTCTTTATATCCAGAGCTTCTACAAACAAAATTTATCACGGCGCCCAGATTCGAATGTTCCATGGTAGAAACAGAAAGTGCCGCTGTCATACACACCATCTTCGGATATATAAATGCAGGTAGATCTTTAGAACCACCAGAAACAACAAGATATGCTGGCAAATTCACAGGCGAATGTGCTGCTATATAGGAATGAAGATCGCTTTGCTGTTTTAAAAGCGTGGCCGCATAAATATATGCACGTAAATCTGCAGCAATTTTTATTCCCTTCATCGGCTTTAAAAATGCTGGGAGATCTTTAAAACCACCAGTAGCATTAATATATGCTTGTAGATCGTTTGGGCCGAAAACACCATTCAAATACGCAGGGAGATCTAGTACATGCCAGCCATGGATATTTCCATGTAAATCGCTTGGTTCTACACAAAATAAATAGGCCGGTAGGTTTTCAAAATAAGTAGAACGGATTATACCCCCAAGGTCTTCGTATTGGAAAGCCCCAATAAACCCGCCTAAGTCAGAGACGGCCTCTCTAACCCAACCCTTGATTCGTGCAGAAAGGTTCTTTGGTGTGTGTATACCAATATAAGCTGGCAACTGACGCATATCGTTCCAGCCTATGGATGCGCCCAAATCAGAGGCTTGCCAACCATGGATCAGGCCAGGCAGGTGTTCCATAGGCCAAACCTTCAAATATGCAGGAAGGTCTTTTGGTGGTATTGGATATATTTCGGCCGGCAAAGTTTCGTGTGCTAGTGCTATCAAAAAAGCATTTAGGTCTGATTGACCACGGTACATTTGTCTAAGAAAACCACCAAGATCACGTGAATCTGAAATCCAGGGCTCGGGCTCACCAAGAATGGTTGCTGATAAATCACTATAATACGTTGAACTTATAAGTGCAGACAAAAAACTCACACAACGAAATTGTTGTTTTGCGGTAATATATTTTGGTTGTCCATTTTCATAGCCTATAATATACTTTTTAGGCGAAAGTGTTTGACAATAAGAAGATAAAATGCTCGTAGAAATGTTAGCACTGGTTTGAACATGTGGTTTAATCGACGCCGATAAAAAATTAACACAGCGGTAAGAAGGCAAACCATTCAAAAATTTAGGTACACCACTCTCATACCCTATCAAATATTTTTTAGGGGTAAGCGCCTGGCAAAGAACTGCCGCTATTCTTGCGTTTAAAGAGTTGTCAGCCATTTTATCTCACTGAAATCATGTCAGAAACATCTTGTTTTATAGTATTACCAGTACCGCTAACAGTACTGGGCCAATAACCAACTACTACATCGCCCTTGATTACATTAAGCCCGCCACCCACACCATATGAAACAACAGCAAATTTTGTATTATAAAACGTACAGTCTGCCTCGGCAGATACTGCCCTAAAATCATCAGAGGAGCCACCTAAAACCCTCCCTTCTGAAACATAAAAATCATAGGTCGGTGACCAATATTCGCTTGAGTCGCTCCCACTATAAACCGTATACCACTTATAGTAATGATTTTTAAGCGGGCTGGCATTATAAATTATCTTATTAAAATATGAATTAGACGGCTTCAAACCAAAATATGTTTCTGAATCCCAAGATAGCGAATTTTCAGCACCATCTGACTCACCATCATATAAATATATGTGGCCTGCGTGTGCATAATCAGGAATATAACCATACACAGTTGATTGCGGCCCCGTAACATCCGCCTCGGCGCCT